CGGCTGCGCCGAATTACGGAAAAAGTTCCGGTTCCAGTCCGAGATGAAATGCGCCGACTCGATATCGGCCATCATCGGTTCCACCGCACCCAACCCGTCATACGGGTCCAGCGGGTTCGGCTGACGAACCCAGATCACTTCGTCACGCGGGAACGGAATCTGCTCCCCGTTCGGACCCAGATACACCCATCCGGCGAGGAACCGCTTCTGATCCGGCACAGCAACCATGCGATGCGGCATCACCGGCCACATGTCCAACGGCCCGGCCCCCGACGGGGACAACACCCAAAACGCCTTGCCCGTCAGCTCCAGGTGCTGTTGGAACGACTCCACAAACAACTGGCGGGGCATGAAATCGTTCGGCGTGTTCCACAAGTCCAAGGCCGCGTGATTCGACACCTCGCGACGCGGGTCCGGACTGGAGATCCGGCCGCGCCCATCCGAGTGCCGGAACAGCCGCCAGTTCACCTGGGCCGTCGAGTTCGCCAACAGCGACACCGTGGAGAACAGCGTCCCGTTCCGGGTCATCAGCTGCATCTGCTTCTCAGGATCGCTACGGCCCTGGAGCGCACCCATAATCGCCTGGGCACGGGAAGCGAACGGCACAGGCGAGGAGTCAGCGGCCTTACGGGAACGCGTCAAATTACCGAGGACGCTCATCCGTGTTCACCGCCTTGTCGAACAACAGCGCGGCCACACCGACCGCGACCCACCCGGCCGGCTGGCACCACTCGAACGCGGCCACACACGGCGCGCCGAAACCCACCGTCGCGAACACACCAGTGCGGACCATGGACGCATTGCGCCGCAACCACGCCGACGCGGCCCGGAAGTATTCCCGCTTCGGCTTCGAACTGGCCACACGCGGCTTGAACGCGGCCACCGTGGAATCCAGGAGCGGCCTACGCGCGGTGTTCAACACGGCCATCACAACCACCTCACGTATTTCGACGTTCCCTTGTCCACATGCATCACCAGATAGCGCATGGCATCCATGCCGTGGTCGTTCTCTTTCACCGGTTCCTCTTTGGTCGCGTTCCACACGTAGCCGCCGACTTCCTCAGCGGTGCACGTGGGCAATGCGCGGGTCACCAACCCGGGGTCCCGGTACGTCAATGCGTCGCGCATGATGAACAGGCGCGGCTTCCCGTCCTTATACGGCTTCAGGCGGGACTGAACAGCCTGGATGCCGTCCTTCACGGCCTTCGACGCGGCCACGGTCGGCAACCCGACCTTTTCCACGAACGTGGCGCGGCCTTCCGCATCATGATCCGTGACGATCGCACGCGGTTTCGGCTCTTTCCAGATCCGAACCCCCGCGTTCCCATCCGCCTTCGTACCGAGCCGAGCGACCTGGGCCAGCACATCGGAGGCGTGCTCCTCCACCAGGCGTTCAGTCCGGTAAATCTCCGAGTACAGATACAGGCGGCCATCCGGATCCTGCGCCCAGCGTTGGCACACGAACGGGTTCCGGAACCCGAAGTCCACGGCCCACCACCGAGTCCATCCGGCGGGGATCTCGAACTGGTCGATCAGGTGAACGGCCGGGTCCCACTCCTCGTAAATCTGGCCCTCGGCCGCAACCCACAAGCCTTTCCGGAGCCGGGCGTGTCGAACACCCGTGAGTGCGTCCAGGGTGGCCATGTAGTCCGCGCCGCGCTCCGTATACGAGCCGTCAGCGTTGACGATCGTGGGGTTGTCCTCGTGGCGGGACTCCAACAGGAGCGTGGCCCCGGTGTCGCAGCGCTTCTTGAGCCAGTGCGTGTCCGTGTCCGGGTTCGTGTCGGCCATCAACTGTTGGAACGACACTTTTCCGTTACGCAGACGGGTGGTAAGCGCTTCCCAGTCGGTCAGGGTCAGCTCGATGGCTTCTTGAACGTAGATCGCGTCGTACTCGGTGGACATGACCTTGGTGGGCTTGTCCATGCCACCGACGTTGATGATCGACTTGTTCGAATACCGGTAGCAGGCGGCCTTCTCCTGGGACCCGCCGTACCAACGCACATGACCAGCGGCCAGCGACTCCGCCGCCACATGCTCCGTGAACGTCACCAGCGCGCTGGACGACAGGGACACGGCCGTCTTGCGGACGATCAAGCCCCGGAAGCCGGGGTTCTTGAGCGCCATCAGGTGCATCTTCTCCAAGCACACCCGGGACTTCCCGGTGCCGGCCGGACCGGACAGCAGGACTTCCTTGGCGCGGCACTCCAGGAGCCGGCGCGCGGTGCCCCGGGGCACGAACCGGTGCGTCAGGACGGCGGCGGTCACAGCCGCCCCCAGAACACGATCAGCAACAGCACATCTACGGCCAGGATCGCGGCGATCAACGCCGTGTCGATCTGGTCGTTCCGGGGCGTCACGACAACGCCTCCAAATCCACGCCCACCACTTCGTAGCGAACGTTCTGGGTGCCGGACACCTCGGTTTTCACCGGTGCGTCCAGGCCGAACAGGCGGGCGCGTTGCGCCTCGGTCTGACGGATTTCCTTCAAGGTCGCCAACAGAAGTTGCTGGTCCTTGTACGGAAGTTCCTTACCCATCTGCACAAGCGGGTTCAGGTCCGCCAGGACCGCATACGCCCTGCTCAGGACGTCGTCCAAGCGTTCCGCGGACTCGGCCCGAAGCGCCTCAATCTCCGGAACCGGAATGTCGGAAAGCGCTTTCCGCCAAATCTGGTGAACACGCGGGGTGCTAATACCGAACTTCTCGCCGATCGCCGCGAAAGAATGACCCTCACGACGAAGGCGCATGATTTCAGCCTTGCGTTCCTCGCTCGCTTCACGAGCGGCGGAGGACCGTGAAACAGGCATCACGGCCCTCCCCTCACGCGTTTAAGGCCGTCTGGTTAACCCCGGGTTCGGGGGTGTCGGCCGTCTCTGGGATCCGTGCTCTCTACACACATCATAACGGAACTGGAGCGTTCCGGAACTGGCCAGTTCCGTAATTGGGCGCGACGAAAGCCGGCCCGACGGATCGGGCCGGCTCAGTGACTGGTCGGTTACAGCGGGATCAGGTAGGCCCGCGCGAAGTGCGTCCCGATGTGCGCCTCATGCACGTGACCGACAACAGCCCGGTCACCCTCCACACCGAACGTGGCGTGCACATGCACAGCACCACCCCGAATCTCCCCGGAGCCGTGCATCTCGGCCGGCACCTCGTAGGCGGTGATCACGTCCTTGGTGGCGTCGTCGGCCGGCATCGTCGACACGGTGAAGGCATCCACACCGCCGATCAGGGACACGATCGCGGCGTTCATCAGGCCCCGTTCCCGGGCTTCCATGGCCAACGCGCCCATCAGCTCACCGTTGCGGACGTCGATCACGATCACGCGGTTCCTCCGAGTCGGGGGGCAAGGGTTTGCAGCACAGCGGCGGAGCACCACCGTGCGCCCGCGTCACGCGGGTTCACCACTTCCTTGATCAGCAACTGGGCGGCGGTGCGGGGCTTGCTGAACATCTCCTGGCCGGCGGCGATCAGGGCGGCGTTGGCCCAGGTGATGCCGCACACGCGGGCAACCACGGCGGTCACGTACCGCAACCGGACGTCACTGTCGCGGCCGAGAAGTTCAGCAACGGTCTCCGCTTCGGCCTGGCCGGGCAGCTTCGCGAGGATCCCGGTGGCGTTGACCCGCAACACCGGGTCCGGCTCGTCGGCGGCCCAGCGGTGCAGGACACGGACGGTGGCCCGGTCGGTGAGGGCGGCTAGGGCGTGGTCGATGCCGTGGCTGGTCTGCACGGTGGCCAGCGGGCCGGCGTCGCCGCCAGCGATCGAGGCGGCCAGGTCGGTGGCGACCGTCGCGTTCGCGCCGGCTACCCCCAAAAGCCACAGGAAGTCGCGTCGTTGCACGGTGTCACCTCGCAGTTCAAGACCGAGCACGCGTTCGTAGGCAGCGCGGATATCGTCGGTCAGCACCCGGTGACCGGTCTCGACCATGGATAGGCACGCGGCGGAGTAGAAGGTGCGCCGCGCCATTTCGCGGAGCCCGATGCCGGCGGCTTCTCGGAGTTCGCGGAGCTGTTCACCGGTCATGTGAACACCTGCCCGTGGTTGTGAACGCGGCGGTCGTTCCGCCGGTTGCCGGTCAGGACCAGCGTATCCCGTAGTTGACCAACCAAGACATTCTGGGGAGTCCACGGTGAGCACCGATCAGACGGAGCAGGAGGCACGCGCACAGCGCGCCCTGCTGCACTTCCACTTCGTCATGGGCCACCTGTCCGCCGGGGACGTGCCCGGCGCGAACGACTACCTGAAGTGGGTCGCGATGCGGGACGGCCAGACCATGTACAAGAGCGTGACGGACATGGTCGCCGTGCACTGCCACATCCCGCCGTTGGAGCCGTAACGCCGGTGGACGTATCCGGTTTGGATACGTCCACGGCGTCCAGGGCCGTGTTTCCGCAGGTCAGGGCACACGCGGGAGCGCGGAGTGGGGCAAAGGTGGTGGACGTATCCCAAACGGATACGTCCACCACCTTTTTGCAGGTCAGACCCTTAATCCACGACGTGGTGGACGTATCGGACGTATTTTCGACTGAAACTGTCCCCCGTGCGCGCACGGGGGCGTGTTCGTGTCCGGCACAGCGACGGATCCGCCCTCCTACACGCGTAGGTGTGAAAATATACGTCCGATACGTCCACGGCTGTGCAAAAACCGCCTCTGACCTGCGGAAACGCGTGGACGTATCCGGTTTGGATACGTCCAGTTGTTGATCTTGGTTTGAACATAGAAAACCCCCCGTGACCTGCGGAAACGGGGGGTGGACGTTGCTGGACGTATCCGTTTGGGATACGTCCAGCAGGTCGGCTACTCGTCGGTGTCGTCCAGCGACACGCCACCGCGTGGGCGGTGTGCGGCATCGATTGCTTCCTTGGACAGCTCCAGGTTGAACCGGCACCACACGCCACCGTGCTTCTTGAGCGAGTACCCCGCACGGTTGAGGGCAGGGGACAGCACCTTGGAGTTGTTCGGGTTGAAGCCGTTGGCCTCGCACCATGCCGTGTACGCGCCGTACACGGCGGCGCTTGTGACGGGTGGCGTGCCTTCGTTGCGGATGGTGTGCTCGCTGACCCACTGGTCTTCGAGGGTCAGGTTGCTCCGGAACTTCATGGTGGCGGTGACGACGTCGGCGGGCATGTCGTCGAGTCCGGGTTCAACGTAGGTGTCGGCCCTGTTGTTGTCCCAGCCGTCTTCGATCAGGGCACCGTTGTTGTACATGTCCCATCCGTCCAGGAGCCACGCGAGGATGGCGGGGCCTTCTTCACGGACGACGCGGGTGACAAGTCCAGGGTCTTCGCGGTGTGCCTCGATGGTGTTGTCGAAGCCGAAGACGATGAGTCGCCGCCAGATGGCTTCGTCGGATCCGGTGATGCGTGGGGCTTGGTTGGTGGCCAGGACGGGAGTGAATGCGGGTTGGCGGCTAGTGAAGTCGTTGCCGTAGTTGAGGCGGGCGCTGACCTTGTCGCCGCCGGTCATGCGCTTGATTTGGTCGGCGTCCAGTTCCCATCGTTGTGATGTTTCGCTGGCGTAGATCATGCGCGCGTTCATTGCGCGAATGATGTCAGGGCGTGCTTTTTCGTCCTTGTTCGCGCGGAACAGTGAGAGGCTGAAGTCGCTTGCGTATTCCCCGAGCACGTCAGCGATGATGCGCATGATGGTGGTCTTACCGGAGCTGGTCGGCCCGTGCAGAACAATAAACTTCCGCTTGGGATTCTCGCCCATGAGAATGTATCCCATGACCTTTTGGAAGTAGCGGCGCACATCTTCACTCGGAAGTGTTTCTTCAAGGAGTTTTTCGAATCGAGTTGGCACGTATCCGTTCAGGTAGTCGTCCTGCGTGATTCCAACGCTGGTGGAGCGGGTGAGCCAGTCTTCGCGGCGTGCCTGGTGGAATTGGACGCCGTAGCCGTCATTGAGTTCGATGGTGCCGTTGGGCGTGGCCAGCAGGGTGGGGTCGTTGTCCCATTCAACGTCGGGGGTCATGCCGGGTTCGCTTTGAAGGAGTGTGAGGCCGCCGGCGATGCCGCCGGTGTTGCCGACCTTCATGGAGTAGCCACCCCAGGCCGAGACCTTGTTCTTGACGTATTCCTGTGCGCTCTTTTCGAGTTTTGCGAATGACTTGTCGGTCAGGCAGGCGACCCATTCGGCGTAGCGTTGGCGGCAGGCGTGGGCGACGGTCTTGCCGTGCTTGCGGCCTTCCTTGTTGTTGGTGTCGAGCTTCCACCGGTTGCCGTCCCAGGTGCGCCATGCTCCGTTGTCGCCGCCGCGTGTGCTGCTGGGCGCGGTGGGGTCCCAGGCGAGGGTGTTGCCGCCCTGGTTGTGTGCCTGGACTTCGGCGAGGCGCTTGGCGGTGGCGTCGTCGGACCAGCCGTAATGAAGTTCGTCGTCCCACTTCATGTCGCCGGTGGTCTTGATCTTGGACAGAAGGGCGTCGAGTTGCGCCTTCTCTTCGTCCGACACTTCCGGCTTGGTGGCCTTGGTGTTCTTCTTCGGTTTCTGGGCTGCTTGCCTAGCCTTGTATTCCGCTTGGTTCGCCTCCCGTTCTTCCTCGTAGGCCGCCCGGTACTCCGAGCCACTTACGTACTCCCCTGCCGCCTTCTTGGCTTTGCAGGCGTCCATGAGTGGAGTCTTCGATTGTGGCGTCTGTACGGTGTCGCTGGTGTTGTCCACGTTCTCGGCGGTGCTCACGCGGCGTCACGTCCAATGAATTGTGCCTGGCCGCGAAGGACGGCTACGGCGTTTTGTACGGCGTCGAGGCGGCAGGGGTATTTGTGGCCGTTGATGCCGGTGGCGTGTGCGAGTGCGGCGACGAGGTCGACGGTGATTTCGACGGTGGAGCCCGGGTTGATCACGGGCTTGCCGTTGTGCATGGTGGGTTCCCATGCCCATCCGCCGCTGGTGGCGGAGTGCGCGGTGTTGATGATGATCCGCGCCTGGTCTTCGCGGTTGAGTCCGCTGGCCATTGGTTCTGGCCTTTCCGTTTTCCCCGATGGATTGACTGTTGGTTAGTCAACTGGTATCATCGGGTCGCTTGATGAGTTGTCTCAGACTTTCGCCAAGGAGTTCCTGGGACGCTGGCCTCGTTCGGTGCTGCTAACACCGGGCGGGGCCTTTTTCATGCGCTGTGCGCGTCCTCGGTCACGGTGACGAAGAGATCATCAATCTTGACGTTGAGCACGTCGGCCATGGCGGCGAGTACGGGAACCGAGGGGAAGTGAAGGCCCTGTTCGATGTCGCGTACAGCTGTCATGGTGCGTCCGACCTTTTCTCCCAGGTATTCGCGGGAAATCCGACGTTCCTGGCGTACGGTCTTCAGGCGGGTGTGACTGAACACGCGGCGCATTGGATGCTCCAAAGGGTGATTGAGTGCGCCCTTTACAGCCAAGTAGGAGATTCCCATTTAGGCACCGGATTGTCTCCGGCGGGCACAACACAAGACTACGGCCCACACCTGTAGTGCGCAACCGGCGTTCATCCCCGGAGCTAAGGTGTTGACAAACCAAGAGCCCGCGGCCAAATAATTGACTAACCGGGCTTTCTTGGTTGCAATTCTCTGACCTGCGGCGATGCACACCAGCACACCGCCGCACGCCAAACATCACGGTTCGGTCACGGGCTTCAAGAGGCCGGCCAAGGTCGTCAACTCCTCGCCCTCCGGCACCGGAGCCCGCGTCACCGCGTCGTCGATCTCCGCCGCCTCCGCCGTCCAGCCCTCGTCCAACTTCTGCATCAGCTCGTCCCACCTGCTCATCACGCCACCGCCGCCCGGTCGAACCGGATCCGCAACTCATCCACACGACCCACCCGCAACTCCCCCAAGTACTTCGGCGACAACAGCAACCGGGCCACCTCCCGGCGCGTGCTCATCGGCTTCGCCCGCCACTGCGCCCGCGTCAGCCCGACACCGACCAGGCCCCGCAACACGGCCGGCAACGCCGCGTCCCGCTCCTGCGCCTCCAAGTCCTTGATGCGGCGGCGAACCCCCGGCTCCGCCATCGCCGCGAAGTCCAACGTGACCTTCCCCGCGCCGACCCCGGCCGCCAACTCCCGCAACTCCGCCCGCACTGTGTCCAACTGGTCACGGATCGTGGCCAGCCGCTGATCTTCCGCCGACCACGCCGCCGACAGGGCTTCCACCACGTCGTTCCGGTTCAGGTAGTCCAGGATCACGGTCTCCGCGACCTGGTCCAGTTCCTCCATGTCGATCAGGACGTGGGACTTCTCGTGACACCGGTAGCGGGGGCCGCGTCGGTACCGGACGGACAGGGGGCTGTCGCAGTCGTCCGCGCCGCACTTCCCGATCATCGACAGGAACCACTTGCCCCGGCCGGGACGGGACGTCTTCCGTGCCGAGTCGGTCAGGATCCGGTGCACGGCGTGGTATTGGCGTGGGGTGACGATCGCCGGCCACACCGCGTCGAACGTCTGCCCGATCGTGTCCGACGCCCGGATGCCGGCGTACCCGGCCTGCATCGCCATGTTGCGCAGCTGGGCCGCAGAGATCGGCCCCTCAGGGCGTCCTTCACGGGGCGCGCGGGTGATGCCGCGTTCGGCGAAGTCGGCGGCGATGGACCGCAGGGAGTGGCCGGCTTCCAGCCGTGCGAACAGTTCCGCGACGATCGGGGCGCGCTTGGGGTCCTTCTCCTGGCCGATCAGGCGGCCGGTGACGGGATCGAAGACGCGCGTGTAGCCGAACGGCACCGGACCCCAGGGGCGGCCCGTCTGGGCGTTCTCCACGGCCGCGATGTGCACCCGGCCGCTGGTCTTCCCGGACTCGTACGCGGAGTCGACGCCGTCCTCATCCAGGGACCGGCGGTCACGCGGGTTGGTCAGGTCGTAGGTGCGGCGGTGGCTGGTGACGTGTACGCCGATCCTGTTGTCCCGCAACAGGTTTAGCAGGGTTCCCCATTCGACTTGTTCGCGGGATCCCCGGCTGGACTCCCACAGGATCAGAACGTCCTGTGAGGGGATGTTTCCGGCACGTAGGTCGGCCATGAGTCGTTGAAAGTCACCGCGTGGTTTCTGTGAGTAGCTGGATGCACTGCCGGTGTCCTCGTAGCGGCGGCCGACGGCCCAGCCGTGTTCGGTGGCCGCTGCCGTGTTGTCCGTGTGCTGGCGCTCGATGGAGCGCTGTTTGCGAGTGGAAATCCTCGCGTAACTGTGTGCGGTCACCGTCATGCGGTAGAGTGTGCCACTAGCGAACGGTCTGCGACCAGTCCTCTCGCTAATGGCCCCAGTTTAGGCGGCCCGCGTCTGGTGGTCTCACGCACCAGACGGGGCCTAGACGGGAAGAGAGGTTCCCGCCATGACTGCACATTCTGTCACGCACGCCGCTACCTTCCGTGACGCGGAAGCCAACCCGAACCGGGTGTGGCACAACCTGACGCCGGAACAGGCCGACGGGCTGTCCTGCGCCGTATGCGGCGTCTCCTACCTCCTGGTTGCCGTGCCCCACCGCCCGATCGGTTTCTCGGAGACCGGCTCCCAGGTGTTCGCCTGCACGTGGCTGGGAGGCGACCAGTGAGCATCCGCGAACTCCGGTCCCTGGTGGACGGACTCGGCGACGCCCTTGCGATGTGGGAGTCCCGCGACCCGAACGCGCCCCGCGAGAACGACCAGAACGCCGCACGGCTGGCCCTGGTGACGTTGGGTGTCCTCACCACCGAGTTGACCTTGATGCGCGCCGACCTGTCGGCACAGACCCGGACGTACACGGACCGGGTGTGACATGACCGGGTTCTTGTTGATGGTGGTCGGCGGCGGTTTTCTCGCCGCCGCCATCAAATACCGGGCACATTTCATTGTGAAAGTCGCCCTGGTATGCGCGCTGATTGCGGTGATCGTGATGACCCCCGACGGGCACCACGTCACCAACAGCCTCGTGACATTCGCTCAGGCATTGGGGAACACGAAATGACGGCGACGAATGGCGCTGTGCTGGCGGACCAGGTTCGCCAGCTGGTCACCAGCGCTCGCCAGGCCGGCGAACCGGAGCCCGGTCGGCCCGCTCTGGTCAAGGCAACCGGGGCCACGGACTACGCGGTCCGCAAGGCGTTGGCGGAGCTGGCGGACGAGCTGGCGAACGCTGGTGGTGACACTGGCGACAGCACCGCCACCGTGCCCCCGGTGCCGGCCGTGGACAGCCCCGTGGAGACGGTGGTGGCCAACGAGCTGGCGACCGTTGGCGAACCGCTGTCGCCAGCTGTCGCCAGCCCGAAACAGACCCCTGGGGCAGGGCATGGAGCCGCCCCAGGGGGCGGCAAGTTCGTCGCGTGGATGGGGTTCTCGTTCGGGTCGATCGTGTCCGTCGCCGCGAACGTGCTCGCTGCACGCATTGTCCCGGAGCACGCCCCCGCCGACTGGCAACCCAGCATCTTCGCGCAGGTCGGGGCCGCTGTGTGGCCACTGGCCCTGTTGATCTCCGTTGAGGTCCTGTCCCGCGTGCAGTGGCGTCGCGGGGCGCTGTGGGGCTTCGCCCGGTACGGCGGCGCGGGCACCGTGGCCCTCGGATCGGCGGTCATCTCCTACGGCCACATCCGCGATGTGCTCGGCTCCTGGGGCTACAGCCCCCTGGGGGCCGGTGTCGGACCGCTGGTGGTCGACGGACTGATGGTGGTGTCCGGTTTCGCCCTGTTGGCGATGGCTGGCGAAAAGGGTGGTGAGTGACATGGTGGACCCGGTCGAGAACGAGGAGTTGGGGCGCGTCTATCCGTTCCCCACCGTCCAGGCTGGTGGTGAGCTGGCGACAGCTGGCGACAGCTCGGAGGAGCTGGCGACGCCAGCACCGCCAGCGGTGGACAGCGGCCCCATCTACGACGCCGAAATCGTCGACGAGAACGAATTCCGCAAGGCCCGTGGACAGCGGCTGGCGACCACTGTCGCCAGCGTTCGCCAGCACAAGGGCACTCGTATTGCCGGCCGCATTGTGCGGCCCATTGTTCGGCACGGGTTCACCGTTTCCTACGGACACGTGGTGTGGGGTCGGCGGGTATTCGCCGCCGCGACGCACGGCGTTTTCCGGGAGCAGATCCGCAACGCCCGCGCCGCCGGGGATGTGGAAGCACTCGCCCTGTGGCAGGACCGGTTGCATCACGCCCGTGAGGCCCGGCACGCCCGGATGCGGAACCTTCCCACGACGGTTACCCGCGCGTGCCTGGGTGTGCTGGTCGCGGTGGTGGTGCTGGCCGGGATCCTGACGGTTCTCGGTGTGGCGTTCGAGCTGACTCCGAGTCTCGGTCTGGACTGGGCGTCGTGGTGGGGCCTGTTGGGTGACCTGTGGGGCATCGGCGCGATGGTGCTGACGTTCCTGATCCATGTCGCGTTCTACGCGTTCGTGCCGGCGTGGCTGTTCACGGCGTGGTGGGAGGGCCGGCGCGCGGTGTCGGTGCCGATGTGGTTGGCGTCCCCGGCGGAACGTGTGCAGGACATCGTGATCACCGCCGATGCGATCACGGCCGCCCTGGCGGCGGTGAAGATCACCGCCTTGTCGAAGGCCATCGCGGCGGGTGTGCCACTGGAGTTCGTTGTGCCGCCCCGGGAGCAGGGCGGCGGAACGTACTGCCAGGTGCGGTTGCCGCTTGGCGTGATGGCCGCTGACGTGCTGGGTTCGACCACTGTGGAGCGTCTGGCCGGCAACCTGTACCGGCACCGTCACGAAGTGTGGCCCCAGCGTGACCCGGACCAGGACGCCCGTGTTCTGGACCTGTGGATCGCCGACAAGGGCGCGATGGACCGGCCCGCCCCGACGTGGCCGTTGCTGCATGACGGTGTGGTCGATGTGTGGCGGGACCGGTTGCCATGGGGCGTCACCATGCGGTCGGAGCAGGTCAGCGTGGGCATGTTGCAGAAGCACTGGCTTGTGGGCGCGACGTCCAAGCAGGGCAAGACAACCACGGTCCGCTTGTTGGCGCTGGGACTAGCCCTGGACCCGACGGTGGAGTTGCTGATCTCCGACTTGAAGGGCGATGGGGACTGGTCCATGTTCAAGGATCGGGCGCGTGTGCTGATCGAGGGCAGCGCCGATGAGGACGCCGACGCCACAGCGTCGATGTTGGAGTGGGCGGTGGCGGAGATGGGCCGCCGCTACAAGGTGAAGACCGAGAAGAACCTGACGTTGACTCGGGAGTTGTCGCGGAAGAAGGGATCCGGGTTCCACCCGATCTACGTGATCGTGGATGAGTGCCAGATCCTCTACGCCGCGCCACACCCGATCGGCGGCACGAAGGACGACGCCAGGGCGTGGCGTGCGGCGAAGCGGCTGCACGACCAGGCACGCGCTGTGAACATCCACTTGATCCAGGCAACCCAACGCCCCGACAACCGCACGCTTCCGGTTCAGGTCCGGGAGGGCGCGCACGTGCGGGCCGCGTTGAACGTGCCCAACGCGGAGACGGCGAAGATGATCCTCGCCGACGCCGCCGACCGGGGCGCACGCCCGCAGGATCTCCGTCCCGGACGCGATGCCGGCACGGTGGTCGCGACGGGTGAGGTGGAGGACATCCCGGCGGGGCAGGCGTTCACGATCGTCCGCACGCACTACGTGAACGGTGTGGAGGCGGCGGAGGTCATTCGCCGGTCGGTGGAGTTGCGCCGCAAGTTCGGTGTGCAGGACACGCCGGCACCGGAGCCGGTGGCCGCGCGGGAACTTCTGGCCGACGCCGCCAGGGTCATGGAGGGCGTGGACCGGGTCAAGTCGGCGGACATCCTCCAACGGCTCAAGGAGAAGTGGCCGGACACCTACGGCAAGTGGGGTCCCCAGGATCTCGCCGCCGGGCTCCGTGTCTTCGAGGTGGAAATCCAGATTGGCCGCGTCAACGGTGAGGCGGGCCAGCGGTACGTGGCAGGCGACGACGTCCGGCACGCGATGGAGCAGCAGGCCATCACCGACGGGGATGGCTGAAACGGGGGCTGAGGGCGGGTTTCCCGGCCCGCTCTGCTCCGTCTGCTCCGCTGCTCCACCTCAGGTCAGGGGCGGTGCAGTGGGCGGAGCACCCCGTGGAGCATGTGCTCCCCGTTCGGCGTGGTGCTCCGCCTTCTGCTCCGTCTCTTCCATGATCGAAAGGACCCCCTGTCATGCCTCACGTGATCACCCACACCAGCCAGTTCCGGCCGCTCAAATGGATCGGGGCCGCCGCCCTGGCGTGCGCGGTCGCGTTCGTGTTGGGCCTCGGCTTCGGCCAGCACGGCACGGCCCAGGCGAAGCCGACGGCCAGCACCACGCCGACAGCAGCACAGCCGGCGTGGTGCTCCGGTGCCCAGACCAAGCCGTTCGACGAGTTCGTCAACGACGGCAACGCCCCCGGGTCCGCGCTGTACACGGAGTACCGGGCGGAGCTGGCCCGGATGCAGGGCTACGGCGTGCAGGGGACCGTAGATCCGGGCGCGGTGCTGCTGACGCTGGCGTTGCGCTGCTACTGATCACCAGCCACCACACAGCCCCCTGTTCACCGTGAACAGGGGGCTGTTGTGTGCCTAGACCGTGGCGACGTATTCCCGCTGGAACTCGTCGTCAACAAAAGCGGTCCACGGCGTGCGGCCCACGAACTGCCAGTACAGCGTGGGATCGGTTCCCCAGTACGGTCCGAACACGGCCCAACCGCCCAACGGCACAATCATGGACAAGGTGCTGTACCCGTTCGGTGCCGTCCACGACAGATTCAACGCGTTGACGTTGTAGTGGGCGTTCAACGAGACCGACCAGTCATCCGTGGTGAACTGGTGAATGTTCGTGAACGTCTGAACCCACGCCTGAAAAGCAGCCGTGTTGTCGCCGGTCCACCGCATCGCCTTATATTTACTTGCTACCGGACTGTAATCGTCAGCCATTATTCTCCTTCCTCGTTACGGGCCGAACACGATACCGGACCAGCGAGTGGACGCACCTACAGTTTGAATTGCACCCGAAGGTCCCGGCCCGAAGTAGGTGGCCTGAAGTTTGACGGTGTGGCTTCCCGCCAATGGCAGCGTGACATTCCAGGTCTGTGACACGGTGGCCCGCTGGCCGTTGTAGTGCGCCTCACCGGACGCGTGCAGGTTAACGCCGTCCACCACGGCCGCACCCACCAGGTACGCGCCGGTCACACCAATGTCCACGCCGTTGGTGAAAGCGCAGTCGAAAATGCCGATGATCAGCATCTTCGTGTTGGCGTATTGAGTGGTGAACGTGACCGACGTGCCAGTCAGGTCCTGGTAGCTGGACGTCATGTTGATGGTCGATGTGCTTTGCGCAGCGCCCAAGAACTGGAATGCGGTCGAACCGATCTGGTCTAGGTCCGATGCGGCGAGTTTCTGCCCCGCGGTGAACGACATTTTCCCCTCCTTACAGGGTCAGAGCAGTTTCCTGCCACACAGTGACACCGCTTCCGGCCGCCAGCTGTTTCGTCATTGTTGCCCCGGTAACCGTGAATGTTTGCGGCGAACTGGACCCGGATACCGCCGTCACTGTCACTGGGATACCGCCGACCTTCACCACGAACGGCACATCATCAGCGTCGGTCGACCACAACGGAAGACCGCTGGTCGTCTGCACCGAAAGCGATGTGTCGCCCGCGTTCGCCGCCGCCGCCAACGAACTCCCCGTGCTGTCGAGATGGCACAGGAACTCGGCGGTGTCCCCCGAAGTCTGTGCCAACTGCACCACCCGCCACGGTTCGTACGGGGAGCAGTTCGCCGACACCGACAACAGGAACTGGGTGATGGTCCACGTCATGCCCTGCACCAGAAGCGACACAGACGTGTTCGGCATCTGCGTGTACACGGAAGCAACGTTCGTCACGTCCACACGTCCCAGAAGACCCAGCGTCAGCCATGGCGACAACAGCGTGGGCGAATGGTGAAACGCAAGATTCAACGAGGGGTACCGGTACCCCTCGATCGTGTTCTCATGCACACGCCACCCCGCCTGATCCGCGAGGGCCTTCACCCCCAATGGCCCGGTGTACACGCCGCTGGGGTTCTGGTTGACGTTCACCGTCACCGAGTCGCCGTACAAGCCGACCGTGTTCACCCCGAGCGGGCCCGTGGTGTCCTGAAACGTCACCGACGATCCGTTTCGATGCGACACCACCCACCTGTTCCGCAACTGAAGATCGTCATCCAGCGGTTGGAACGGAGGCGCGATCATGCCACTCGTGGCGTCGATAGTGAGGCCAGCCGCCTGGTTCTCCTCCGCCGTGCGTGAATAGAACGACAGCGACCCGTTCAAGCCGTCGAACAGCACACCAGGTTCGGTTTGCTCAGCCTCCCGCAACAGGTTCAGCAACGTGTCGATCCGCTGCGGCCCCATCAGCTTCGACGTGTGCACACCGTCGCTGTTGTAGGTGGCGGTCTCCACGTTCACCAACGCCAACAACCGGTTGATTCGCGCCTGGACCGTCTCCCCGTCGAACGCGGTGACGGGCCCGGACATTTCCGTCAGGTCCGTGGTGGTGGACTGCACCGTGACGTGCCCAATACCGACGTGCGTGTTCACGTTGCCGGGCAACAACACCAACGAGGTGGCGACACCGACGTTTGTGGTTCCTGACGTGAACCCGTTCACCGTGGGCGACCCGCCACCCGTGCCCATTGTGTACAGGGTGAACGCTGTCGCGGACAGGCCAGCGTTGTACGAGATGGACAGCTGGACGCACAGCGGAATGCCGTTCAGGATGAGCGCGATCGAGCCGGTTTCCGCAATCTTCGCTCCGCCCTGATCGTAGATCGCGATCGTGAGGGAACCGCCGGTGTGATAGTTGACGTCGTAGCGGCCGATGGTGCCGGTCATGTACAGGCTGAACACGGTCGAGCCGTCCGCAAGCGCGTTCGCCGCCTGCGGCCAGTCGATCAGCATCCGGACCTGGCACTTCTCGGTGCCGGTGTACGTCGGGATGCTGGCGTAGGCCGACCCGTTCATGATCGGCAACGCGTCCGAACACACAAACGTCGTGTCCTGATGCAACGAGAACGACGCATTCGGCTGGGTGATGACATCCGACCCCAACACGTACGACATCGGCACACCGCCGGTAATGCCCGACGCGAACGCGGGGGCACCCGACTGGTCCTCCATCGGCCAGTACTGAAGAAGCCCCGAAACACTCGGCGTGTACAAACGCATTGTCGACTGAAGAGGCGCGTTTCCCTGCCCCACGCGCCGGAACAAGCCCGCCGCTTCCACATGTGCGATCGCGTAGTTTCCGGTCGTGTCCCATTCCGGCGTGAAACCGGTCGCGTTCCCCTCGAACACCGTGTACGAGATACTGTCCAGAATCAGCCGCACCCGAACCGGGGTGCCGCGTTTCACGTTCGGCCACCACGCCCCCAGGGGGGATTGGCTGTACCTGTTCGCGCGGTTGTCCAGCACGAACCGGCACGTCGCCGGAGGTGTGGTGGCGTGCTCATCCGAACGGCCGGTGCTGATGGTGATGTTCTTGTCCGTCTCAATCTGAACATCCGACGTGACATCCACCCATGGCCATGTGGACGAGTTCGCCGCCAGATTCGCGCCCCACGCAATCTCCACCACCAGGAACAGCCGGTTCCCGAACTGGCCGACCAGAATCGGCACACCCGGCGTGCTGCCACCCATGAGGGGGCCGGGCGTGTTGGACATGCGTTTCTGGAATCCAGACACGCGGGCGGCGATGCCCATTTCTCACCTCCGATTTTGTCGTGTCGGGTTACGTCACTCGTCCCACACGACCCAGCACGCCATGTTGGTGGTGGTGCCCATCGTGGCGCGTACGCGAAGGAACTTCGACACGGCGACAATCGGCCGCTCGTCCGGCATCCACTGGTATTCATACTCGCATGTGAATGTTCCAGTGGTGAGGATGCTGTCGAACATGCGCGTAGCCGTGATCGACCCTTCGGCAGTTGCCGTGTACCCGGTCGCGGACGTGCCCAGCGTCATCAATGACGCTGGAGCATTGGGGTCCAGCGGCTGAACACCAGCCGCCACGTGGGCGGTGACGGTCGCGGCCACATCGGTCTGAAGAAGCTCGATCAGACCAGCGTTCTGGGCGGACAGGGTAAAGCCCCACGAAATCAACTGGATCTGCCGAGTCGACGGGGTGGCGATCTGGAGCATGGTCTTGATGCTCGTTCCCGTCGCCACGATGCCCTGGGCGGCCGTAGTAGCCATTGCCGCGTTAAAGCACTTGTAGCGGTGCATTCCAATGCCTCACTTCTGAATGTACTGCTGCTTGATCTGGATGGAGCCGGACCGGAGGAACTTCATGAACAGCGACGCGAACTGAGAATCCAGATCCCCAGCGAAACTGACCTGAACCCCCGCCGCCTGCCCACCGCCGCCCATCGCGTTCCGGATCTCCTGCGACACGCCAGAGTTCGGGATCACCGTGGAGCCGGCCGCCGCCCGAATCAGCTCCGGGCCCTGCTCCCCCACCAACATCAGGTCGGAGCCGATCGTCCGGCCATTCGCCGCCGCGCCCACAACCCCGCCATGCGCGGACGCCCGCCGGCCACCACCGAAGTTCAACGACGTGGTGTTGCCGGTCTGGGTGTCGACCGTGACCACAGCGCGGGTGCCGTTGATGTAGCGCACCAGGTTCTGAACCGCGCCCACAGCGGGACTGGTGTCCGCGTCCACCCGCGTGGAAATCTCACCAGGAACAAGGTGGTACGTCTGAATCAGGCCGTTGATTTGATCCTGAGTCAACCCAGCGGCCCGCAACACACCAATCAGCTGGTTCTGGTTGTTCTGCAACGCCCCATTGATCTGAGCGGTGGACTGCCCAGCATCCGCCATGGCCTGTGCTTGACCCACCCACCCGGCGCGGGCTTGCTCAAGAACGGTCAGCACAGCACGACCCCGCGCCGAGTTGGTGTCCAACTCGCCGTTGAGGGTGAAAGTCGCGCCCTTGGCGGTCGCGGCCTGGGTGGCGAAGTTGTCCAGGGCGGTGCTGGTCTGCGCCGCGTAGTCCTGTGCCTTCTCCAGGCCGTTGTCCGACATGAGCGCCAAGCTTGTTTGAAGCGCCTGAATCCGCTGATCCGCTGTCGACGCGGCCGAATTCAGCGTGTCCATCGTGGCCTTCAGCTGCGCCGTGTTGGACGACGCGTTCTGAGCCGAGTCCGCATAAACCGCGGTCTTGCCCGCCAACTGGTCGGACGTGATCGCCGCGACCCCGAGCGTGGCCGTGTACGCGTTGTACTTGTCCAACGCCTCCTGGATCTTCGTCTTCGAATCCGACAGTGTCTGATTCGCGTTCGCCTGCGACGCGTTCGCCTGGCTGGACGCGGTGCCGAACCGGCCGGCCGCCGCCACGCTCATCGTCGTGGACAAGGTCAGGCCGTCCAGCGTCTTCTGTGCGGTCGCCGCGTCCCGCTGCCACCCGGCCAACTGCCCACGCGCCACAGCGGCGGCCGTGCCGCCAGCCTCCAAGCCCTTCGCGACGTCGTCCCCGGCCTTGGCGAGGTCCTGGCCGTGCTGGGCCGCCAGGTCCATCACCATGCCGATGGCGGTCAGGCCGATCCCGATCGCGGGGAGCGCGCCACCGACCTTTTCCAGTGCGGTTCCGGCCTTGGTAGTGACCGTGCCGAACGTGGTTCCTTCGGTGCCGGCGCTCTTGAGGGAACCGGCCATTTTGGACAGTGGCTCGGACAGGTTCGACAGCAACCTGACGTTCATGTACGCCGACAAGGCGGCCCCACCGAACGCGCCCAGCACAGCGTCAGCTGGGCCCAACGCGTTCAGGAACCCGGTGACCAGCCGCAGATCCCCGCCGATCGCCGTGCCCAGCACAGGAAGCGCCGTGGACGACAACGCGGTGATCGTGGAGCCCACGGCCGACACGGCGGCTTCGATCTGGCCGGAGTGCTGGGCGAACTCGTCGGACAGCCGCGCCACCAAAGGCGCGGCCGTGTTCACGGTCGTAGCGATGATCCGCTCAATGGAGCTGATCGACGTTCCCAACGAATCCGAATGCCGAGACACGGTGTCGAACGCGCCCCCGACCGATGCGCCCAGCGTGCCGGCGTCCGTACGCAAGCCCTGAAACACCGGGGAAAGGCGGCTGGACGCGGCGACCACGCCGGGCATGGCACGGGACGCGAAGTCCGTCAGGGTGCCCGTCAGGGTCGAGAACTGGCCGCCTACGTTGCCCAGGGCGTTGCCGATCGCCGGCTTCAGCTGATCGAACTCGGCGGTGACCTGGTTGATCGCCGCCGCCGCCGGCTTCGCCAGCACCGACCCCCACGAGTCGGCGGTACGGGACAGGTCGGCGGTCAGGAGCGTGAACGACGCCTTCACCTGGTCGTTGCGTGCCGCGACGGTGGCCCCGAGGCCGACCAGCCCGACCCCGAGACCACCTACCAGGGCAACACCGGCGGCGGCACCGATCGCGGGCGCACCCGTGACCAGCCCCAACAACATGGGGTTCAAGCCGCCGCCGGAGCTGCCTTCTTTCTTCGCCGCGTCCTTCGTGGATTTGGCGACATCCTCACCGGCTTTCGTGCCGCCGGTCTTGGCTGCCTTGTCCAGTTCCGTGCCGAACGCGTCTCCGGCTTCCTTTCCGGTGACACCGAACCCGGCGCGGATAACGTTCCGGGTGGAGGCGGTCTCGTCCTTCGCGGTGACCTTGATGGACACCTCATTCGCCATGGTCGCCGCCTCCTTCCTTCACGATCAGCAGCATTTGCAACAGTTCGGCGTCTTCCGCGTACAGCTGGCTGGGCAAACAGTGGAACCGGTCGCACAGGGCCAGGACTGTTTCGGCGTGGGTCAGCTCGCGAGGGCGGCCGAGGTCTCGTCCATCGGAATCGAGAACTCGACCGACGGCACGCCACTGGTTGAGCTTTCGTCCAAAGGGCGGGGCACCATCGACGTTTCGAACAGCCAGGACCGCACGATGCGGATCCCGAAGTCGTTGTCGAGCGTCAGGAGCCCAGCCAAGGTCGCGGGGACCTCGGTTCCGTCGCATTCCACGTTCCACGACACGAGCCGGGACGAGAACAGCGTGTACAGCTGGTACAGCCGGTCGAGCCGGTCCTTTTCCGTCAGTGTGTCGTCGGTCATCCAGGCAAGGTCCATGTTGTCCAGGGCCTCGCCGACGGTCGGCGGCCTGACCTTCACGATCAGGCCGTCGAACTCGTCGCCCTCGAATTCGAGGGAGTACGTGCGGCGTGGAGCGGCGAATCCCACAGGAATCACGTCCAGGCCGGCACGGTGCCGTCAGCGAGCACACCGGGAGCTACCCAGGTGAGCTTTCCGTCGGTGTCGCGCTTGATCTGGTAGTCGGAGAACAGCGTTTCGTTCGCCAGGGTGCTGGTCACCGATGCCGGGCTCGTGATGGCGAGGGTGACGGTGCGGGCAACCGAGCCGGACGGAACGGTCTTGAACACGTCGTGCGACTTGTTCGACGCGTTGTTGAACACCCCGTTGAACGTGATGGAGAAGTCCGCGAGGAGCAACAGCCGCTCGTGTGCCGACTTGTCCACACCAGTGGTGTCCTGCACACCCTTCGGGGTGGCGTAATCGAAGTTGGTGATGTCGTTGGAAAGGTCCCGGGCAGTGCCGGCCGCGTCATCGACGTTGACGGAATACCCAAGACCACTCTGCTTGGCCATGTCGGTTTACCTCTTATCCCTTGTTGATCTCGTCGATGATCTGGCTCGTGTGCGTGCGCAGGTCATCCGCCCAGCTGTCGGCCGACGAATGCCGGTACCGGCGGTCCCCGGCGTCCACGACGAACAGCGGGGCGCGGCCGATGTTGGTTTTGTGCTCACCGGACCGGAAGCACGACTGGCCAGCCGGGAACGTGAACTCGGTCAAGCCGGCTACGGTCCGGTCCTCCGTGAACATGCGCCCTGACCTGCGGCGGATGTACTCGGCCTGTGTGCGGCCGAGGTCCGTGGACTCATCGATCACGGATTTCCAGCCGTTCAGGTAGCCGGCGCAGTCGACCTCTTCGCATGTGGCGGGACGGAAGTGCGTGGACGCCGGGTTCAGGATCTTGTAATGCACCTGGGAATACATCAGAACGTCACCGCCGCCGTGTTCTTGACGAGCATCACGGAGAACGTGATGCTCGTGAATCCGCCTGTCGTGGCCGTAACCACCCGCACATAGCGGCGCACGGTCGCGGTCCCGCCGACTGCGATCCGCTGCGCCAACGGGGTAGCGCCGGTCACGGCCGTGAACGCTCCCGACGTGATGTCAGTGAATGACGAGTTGTCCGCCGAGTCCTGCAACTTGATCGTCACATCGGTTCCGGTGAACGCGTTCACATGCAAGTACGCCTGGAACCCGAACGATGTGGCCGCACCAAAGTCGTAGGACGCGCCGTTCGTGGCCGCCGTGTCCGTGCGGAACCCGGCCGTCAGCTGGTTTCCCCACTCCAGGCCGTACCCGTTTCCCTGACAGTCCACGTCGAACGTGTACGAGCCGTCGTTGCCGCGTTTGCCGTCGTAGCCGATTTGCTTGGCCAGGATCGACGCGGCCGGGTTCCCGATCACGGTTCCCCGGTTGTAGGTCACGAATCGGTCGGTCGTGGGGAGCGTCTTCAACACGGAATGGATCTGGCCCGTGGCGGCGTTGAAGAACGCGGTGAACTTGATCTCACCGTCCCGAAGCGCGCCGATCCGTTCGTGCGCGGACTTGTCGATCCCCGTCACATCCAACAGGTTCTGGGGTGCCGCGATCGTGTCCACCGAACCCACATCGCCGGACACATTGTTGCCGTCGATGTACAGGTTGTCGCCAAGACCTGACTGCTTTGCCATTTATGCCACCTGCGTCCATACATCGTTGAGCAACAACGGAACGGTAATGTCCATGATCCGCATCAGCTTGTTGTCGATATTCACGTAACCGGCACGCGCGCCCAGGGGTGCGCCGGCCTGGCCCAACAGATCAACGCACTCCACACTGTTGTCCAGGGTGAAATCACCGCTGAACATTCCGATCAGCACGGACGCCGCGTTCATCACGTTCGGGTCGATCGCGTCCAACGGGTCCGCAAGCATGTTCGTGTAGATCCGGAGCGTGAGTTCCACCCGCGCTGACGTCGCCGCCAGCCCCGACAACTGCGGATACGGGGTGATGGACTGCACCCACACCGACGCCGTGAGCCCATTTCCTGGGGCCTGTTTCGGCTCGTAGGCGTTCACCCGGTCGAACAGGCCGGACGCCTGCGCCACCGACACGACGTTGTCCATCAGGGCCTGCGTGTCCAACGCCATGTCAGCTCACCTCCCGAACGAATGTGTTCACTGCTTCCGCCGCGTATTCGGCGGCGTGCTCTTCAATGCGTTGCACAGACCGACGGAACGCGTGATACCCGGGAAATCGGGTCTTGGGCGCGTTGCGGGAGCCGATGCCTTCCAGCCACGGCCCGTAGGTCGCGTTGTTGTCGGTGATCTCCCGGCCGCCGGACCGTGTCGTGGTGACGTGCCGCGCGGCGTAGCCGGGGCCGTCGATCCGGATCGAGGTCCCCAGGACGTCACGGACGATGTCCGCGCCGTGCGTGGCGATGTCGTCCTCGGCGTGGACCGTCATCCGTGCGGCGGCTGCGTCATACCGGTCGTCGAAGAACGGCCCGCTCAAGTCCACTGTGGCCATTCAGATCAACCTCGCCGTCGTGCGCGTACGGACACGGGCGTAGCGGGCGCGGGCGCGGTCACGGAGGTCTTCCAGCCCCACACCAAGGACTTGACGCACGTTGTCGGTGCCGACCGTGCGGGCGTAGCCGGCCATTTCCTGGATCAGGCCCGTGGTGGCCTCCGCAATGCACAGGTCCCGGATCAGCGTGGGCACCTTGTGCACAGCGATCGCTGTGGTCGAGGTGTGGGACGCGGCCGTGGTGCCCAACGCACCCCGCGTCACGGTGCACCCGCGTTCCGCGTAGATGGCCGCGTTCGTGGTGTGCGCGGCGAGAACCGTGCCTTCCCAGGCGCGTTTCACCGTCAGGGTGTTGCCGGCGATGTCGGTGATCAGGACCCGTTCGGAGTCGATCAGCAGGACTTCCCCGACGCTGAACTTGGTGCCGTCGGTGACCGGCACCGAGACGCTGGCGTTGTTCGCGGTCAACGCGCCCTGAGTGGTCAGCGTCGTGTCCACCATGGACTTGTCGGTGACGATCAGGCGTTCGGTGTCGATGCGCAGGATGGAGCCGACACCGACCAGGGCGGCATCGGACACGGTCAGCGTCGTCACCGACGCGTTGATGGACGCGGCGAGCGTCCCGCCCGTGGTTTCCGCCGCCGTGTAGCCAAACTGGCCGGTGACGGTGATGGCGCGCTGGTAGCTGGACCCGGAGTTGAACGCGGCCTGGGAACCGAGGTTGATTTCGATGTGCGTGTACGGCGGCCCGTAGTCGGGGCGGAAGAAGCACGACGTGGTGACGTCGGGTCCACCGTTGGACACGGTGACGGCCGTGGCGGGGGCGGCCAGCTCCCGTTGGTCCAGCCACAGCCGCCAGGGGATGTCGAACTGGTGGGTGGGCCAGTCGAACGTCTGGGTGTCGGTGCTGGGGAAGAAGTAGCGGAGGAAGTCGGCTTCGATCGAGCGGGAAGCGGCTTCGATCTTGCGGTCGATGCGCGCGTTCGACACCTGGGACGTCGACTGGAATCCCAGGGCGGACTTCACGTCCTCTCGCGTGCAATAGAACACGCCTTCACCATTGACGGTGGCGCTCATTGGCTACTTCTTCCGATTGCTTTCTACGGAATAATGCTCGTATCAAGTTGTTGACACCCCGCGGTTCTAGGGTTGGGCGTCTTCTACGCTTCCGTCCCAGATCCACCCGTCGAACTTGCAGAACCATTCCCCGTTTGGGCCGCCCGTGAGGGGCTCTCCGTCGTGAGGACAAGCGACGGGGATTCGCTCACGGAAGACCCGTCGCTCTTCGGCGTTGGTTCGGAGGATGGAGACGAGTCCGTACCATCCGGCTCCACCAGGGCTGACCATGGCTCCTCGATTCCGGACACACCGCCCGCGTTCACCCGTGGCATCGAATATCTCCCTCTGGAACACAGACCGGTGGCGGAGGAGGTCTTACACGCCACCGGTCTGTGGCCTATTTAGAGCACGCCCGACACCTGGTAGATGTTGATCGTGCCCTGTTTCGAGTTACCCGCGTTCGCCACAGTTGGCTGATACGCGGATGCACCATGAAGCCACACCCGCACATACGTGGATGTGCCGCCGGTAATGAACGGAACCTTGTGGGTTGCATTCGTCTGCGACAAATTCGCCCCAATCGAGGTTCCCGTGCCGTCGTCGAACATGCTGGTCCCGTTGTCGTCCAAGAAATCGACGTCGTACAGGTCCGTAGGCTGCACGCCACCCGCGCCCGGAATGAACTCGACCAGCACGATCGACCCCGGCCGCATCGCCAGCGTGTTCCCCGTGACCGAACCAGCGGAGGCATCCGACGTCCACACAATCGACGTCTTCACCACCCCGCCGGAGCCGGACAACTTCGACGTGGTGACCGCAATCGAACCGGTGGCCGTCACATCACACCGCCGTCACGGACGCGCCGTCGTCCAGCGGAATGTAGAACAGCGTCCACTTGAACGCGCCCGTGTTCGTCGCCGACGTGGTGATGTCGATCGTTCCCGGCTCCACCACATACCCGCCTGGACCCTGAACCTGAACAGCCCCACCAGCGGTTGCCCCGGTGCCGACCACCAGCGCGCCCTTCGCCCCCGACGGGAGCGACACAAGCGTCCCGACCTCGGCGGAGGTAACAGCGGTCGCGGTACAGATGCCCGTGGTCGACGCGGTCCCCGACGTCGGGGTCACGCCCACGGACACAGTGGTCGCGGTGCTGGTGCACACGGTGGTGCACTGCCCCACCAGGCCCGTCACGATCACCCGGCCACCCGCAACAGTGAACAGGTGCGCCGTGGCGGTCGCCGGAAGCACAGCCGCCGGCTCCTCCACCTTGAGGCCCATGTGCAGGAGACGCTGTTGCGTCCCATTGATGAAATTCGCCATGGTCGCCGCCTCACGCCGTCAGGTTGCGCAGGTTGTTCGGCTTCCGCTGAACCAACAGGTCGTGTGGCATCACCAGAAGGTGAGCCGACGAGTGCGACGCGTTGATGTACTTGAACGTGTCCGGCAAACCGTTCGCAGAAATCTCCGCAACCGCCAGACCACCGGTTGCACACGTGAACGTCGCCGCCGCCGCCTGGGTGTGGAGCGTCCACACGCCGGATGCCCACGTCCAGTACCGGGTGATTCCGTCCGTGCCGGCGGTGCCGTCGAAGTTGATCGCGCCCGTTCCGGCCGCGTCCTTCGCGACCTGAACCGTCACGTTTCCGGACGTCGCGGTCAACGCCCAGATAGCGACACCGGCCGTGTCCTGGCAATTGACCCACGTCGCCGTGGTCGTCTCGCTGGGAACCGCCGTGTAGAGGCGGCCAAGTCCCTCCATAGTGACCTTTCCTTTCTCGCCGGGGCGTCACTGCCGGCTGGTTTCCCTCACCGCCGTGAGCGTTCACGGAATTCGTGTCCGCTCACGGCGGTGAGAGGGGGGATTCAGATCAGCGAGCCGCGATCTGAACGACAGGCGAAAGAGTGTTGGAGCTGTTGTTGTGCGGGGTGATCGCCGAACGGAGCCAGTTCCGGCCATCCACACGCTCGATGATGCGGAACGCGGTCTTGTCCTGCTGGAACTTGTAGTGCGGGCTCGACTCGGCGGTCATGACCTGGCGGTCACCGATCAGGTAGTACGACAGGTCAGCGAACGTGATGTCACCAGCGGTGCCCAGAGCCGGCGTCTTCTCCGTGAAGATGACCGGGCGGCCCAGGATCGTCACAGGTGGCGTGTTCGCGCCCGGGTCCGCGTAGTGACCGAGCCAGATAGCGGAACCACCGGTGCCCACGGACAGCGACATCGTGGCCAGCTGCGGGAAGGTGTCGATCGACGCGATCCACACAGCGTTGCTCAGCGACGTCGGCAACATGCGGGCGTACATCTTGACCAGGTTTTCCCACACGATGGTGCCGGACGACTGGCCGGTTTCCTTCGTGACCTGGACAGCGCAGCCGGCGTTCAGGAGCCCTTCCGGCTCACCCACACCCGTGCCGTTCAGGAACGCCACGTCCTCGAAGTACGCGAGGCCCTGGGGGAACTTCTGCGAGAAGAAGCCCTGGAACGCGGGCGCGTCGGCTACCAGCTCGTTGGGGACCTCGGCGTAGCCGGTGAGCTTCTTCGCTTCCAGCACAACGCGACCGAACGACGCCTGGGATTCGGTGAGGCTCGCGCCTTCCTCCGCCCAGTAGTACGTCATTCCACCGTAGACACTGGAAACGTGGCTCGTGTCGTCCACGGTCGGGATCGGCACGCGCAGCGAGTCCATCGGGATCGTGGTCGCCCGGGAACGGACGATGCTGTTCTCCAGCGCCACGGACAGCAGCTCGGAACGCAGGATCTCCGGCACCAGGAATCCACCGGCGTCCGGGACGGTCGACCCGAACGAGTTCAGGACCTCGGCCGCCCGGTTCCGCTTGCCTTCCAGCTCACCCCAGTTGCGCAGGGCGTTCGCCTTGTGCCAGATGGACTGGAAGAACTCGGCCTGGTCGCGGAACTCACCGTCCAGGGCCACACCTGCGGCGCGCTTGTTGTACACGCCACCACGGCGCAGCGAGGGGACCTTGTCGTCCAGCGGGTTCAGCTTGGTGTTCGCGAACGACGCCTTGTTGTCCTTGAGCATGTCGCGGATGACCCGCTGGGTCTCTTCGCGGACCTGGGTCGCGATGGACTCGTCACGGTTCATGACGTTGCGGGCGTAGTTCTGGATGAACTCGCCGAACGCGCGCTTGTCGGCGAAGACGTTCTTCATCTTGCCGGCGTCACCCAACATCTCCTCCAGTTCGGAGGCGGTGGTGGGAATGGTTGGTGCGGTCACAGCCGCCCTCCTTCTGGAGTTACCGCGTCGCGTACTGCGGCGCGGAAGAGGTCCGGGTCGAACACGAACGGTGACGTCGTGTCGGCCGTCGCCGTAACCGGAGTGGGCGCTCCGCTACGGCCAGTGTAGTTGAAGAAGCTGAAGTTCCAACGGTCAGAGCGGTTCTCCGCCGAAGATTTTTCGGCAGAAGGAGCCTCAGCCACCCGATCCGCCAGTCCAGCGGCCACCGCCTCATCGGCGCTGTACCACTGCTCACCGCGCATGACATCACGCCACGTAGCCGCATCGCCCCCGGCACGCGAGGCATAAATGCTCGCAATGTTATTGCTCATCTTGTCGAGCAAATCCGCCATCGCAGTCATATCAGCGGCATCGCCCATGCACACACCGGACGCGTCATGAATCATCATCGACGAATTCGGCATCATCGTGATGGAATCCCCGGCCATCGCAATGAACGACGCGGCGCTAGCCGCCACGCTGTCAACAAAAACGTTCTTCGTCGCCGGGTGCGAACGCAACATGTTCAAAATGGCGATGCCGTCGAACACGTCGCCGCCAGGACTGTTGAGCCGAACCGTCAAAATCGGTGCGGTGACATCCTTCAGCTGACGATTGAAATCCTGGGCATTGACACCCCAGAACCCGATCTCGTCATAGATTTCCAGCGTCGCCTCAGTCGAAGTGGCGTTCGTGATGCGAAAGAAGTCCTGCCGGTTGGACAGCTTCTGGGCGCGGGCCGCGTGCTCCCGAACCCGCTCCTCCGAAGTCAGATTCCCGATCCGCAAGGCACGCGACCACGCCGCGCTATCCACAACCCGCAACCCAAACATGTTGTCCCCACCGTCAGACTTCTTGTTGAAGTCATCCAGATGCGCCTGAAGATGTGCCTTCACCCCAGCACGGTCGCCATCAGGAATGTCCGCGCCGGACAGCCGCGCCAAACCATTCCGGCACCCGGGAATGTTCGCCGGACCGCCCTTGGTGCGGTGATGCGGGAACTTGTACTGGCCCTTCTGCTCGTCGATGTCGTCATCGTTCTCCTTGTGCGGAGCATCGGCGGCTTCCTGCGACCACCAGGCGTGGCAGTACTCCAGTACGGCATGGTCCTTGGGCATGGCGGCGACAGCGGCCGGCCCGTCCCACGCGCTGTCCTCCGTGGCCGTGTGGTGCATAGCAATAGCGGGCATTACTTGTCCTCCTCACTGTCGCCGTTATCCGGCCCCATTCCTGGCTGCCCTTTCGGCAACGTCAACAAGGCCGGAGGCCCCACGAACTTCATTTCCGGCATACCAATGGTCTTCAAAACGTCCATCGGGTCATAACCAGCCTCGACCAATTCAATAGCGGCCTTGGCCTGTTCCTTCAGGGTCGCGGCGTCCGCCTGCCAGTCCTCAGGAACCGGGTTGTCGTAATCGAACTCCACGCCCTGGCCCGTCGCACCGAAAAGCGGAAGGAGCTGGCTGTTCAGAACACCCTTAATTCGCTCAAGCCGCGGAACCATCCGATACTTGGCATAAATGTATTCGGAACCCTCGATGTTGGCGCGGTTCACATCGTCAACAACACCCAACATGCCCTTCGACACACCAAAACCCTCATACGTCGTGTCGCGGGTGTCCTGACGCAACTCCGTGAACTGCATGTCCTTCATCGAGTAGCCAGCCGGATTCCACGTGGCCCCCGACTCCAGGAACGCCACCCGGTGCGCACGCTGAATACCCTGATGCTGTTCAGCCCACCGCGTCGTCATCTCCTCGAACTGCTCATCCGACAACCGCTCCGGCACAGTGACGTAGCCGCCCGGCTGCGCCGAATTACGGAAAAAGTTCCGGTTCCAGTCCGAGATGAAATGCGCCGACTCGATATCGGCCATCATCGGTTCCACCGCACCCAACCCGTCATACGGGTCCAGCGGGTTCGGCTG